TGGAGCACAAGCTGCAGAATATGGGATTAAGAGATTTGCAGAAGGGCTCTTAAATGTGCCAGGTATGGTGGCAGGTGGTACAAAATATCTCAAAGATAAATTAACAGGACAAGGAGAAAAAGCCGGACCTTTTGAATATCTACCCACAAAACCTAAATATGATCCAAACGTATTACCCTGGGGCGAATTTACTTTTGCACAAGATAAATTAAAAAAACAATTAGATGAAACACCCGAAAATGTAAAACTAAGAAGAATTAAAGACTTACAGTTTGATACTACTATATTACCCAATATGACTATGAGTGATGTTATGGAGACAGCATCATCACAAGAAGATATTGATATAGCTCGACATAAATTTTTAACAGAACAATTAGGAGAGAATTATGAAACAACCCACCCTACAAAGGTGAAAGAAATGGAAAAACCCGAAAAGTTTGGTATATATGCAGATCAAATCAAAAAGCTCGAAGTCTAGATATCCTAAGACCTGGCTCCTGCCGCCTGAATCAGGACCCACGCCTCAGGGCTTGAATATTAATTATAATACTGTTAAAACAGTCAAATTGGAGAAAATAAATGGCAGACAAAATAGACAAAGCTCTACCAAACGAGCCACGTAAGAATATTCACATTCCCGGAGAAGAAGAAGTTGTTGAAGCTCAAGAAGAGATCACAGAAGAGCGTGATGGCGTTGAAGTAACAGAACAAGAAGATGGATCCGTTGATATTGATTTTGATCCAGCTGCTGCATCCATGGAAGGTAGTGATGAACACTACGCAAACTTAGCAGAATTTTTACCAGACCAAGTTCTATCCGAAATGGGAGCAGACCTAAGTGGTAAATACATGGATTATAATATGGGTAGAAAAGAATGGGAAAGAACTTATACCACAGGATTAGATTTATTAGGATTTAAATATGATATGCGAACTGAACCTTTCCAAGGAGCATCAGGCGCAACGCATCCAGTTTTAGCAGAAGCGGTCACACAGTTTCAAGCACTCGCTTATAAAGAATTATTACCAGCAGATGGACCGGTTAGAACACAATCTATCGGTGCACCGAATCCAGAAAAAACAAAACAAGCGGAGAGAGTAAAAGATTACATGAACTATGAACTCATGGAAAAAATGAAAGACTATGAGCCCGATTTTGATCAAATGTTATTTTACTTACCTCTAGCAGGATCAGCATTTAAAAAAGTTTATTACGATGAACTTGAACAGAGAGCAACTTCGAAGTTTGTTCCTGCAGATGATTTGATTGTTCCGTATACGGCTACCTCATTAGACGAAGCGGAAGCAATCATACATCGAATTAAAATTTCTAAAAACGAATTAAGAAAACAACAAGTCGCAGGTTTTTATAGAGATATTGAATTAGGAACTCCTTCTCAAATAGAAGATGATGTTAAGAAAAAAGAACGAGAACTAGAAGGTCAAAGAAAAACTAAAGATGATGATGTTTATACTATTTTAGAATGTCATATTAATTTAGATCTAGAAGGTTTTGAAGACACCGATCAACAAACAGGCGAACAATCTGGAATTAAAATTCCGTACATTGTAACTATTGAAGAATCATCAAGACAAGTTTTATCAATTAAACGAAATTATGAAATTGGAGACCCGAAGAAAAATAAAATAGAATATTTTGTTCATTTTAAATTTTTGCCAGGATTAGGTTTCTATGGCTTCGGTCTCATCCACATGATTGGTGGTCTATCAAGAACTGCAACTGCAGCTCTACGTCAATTGTTGGATGCGGGTACGCTCTCCAACTTACCCGCCGGATTTAAAATGCGTGGCATTAGAATTAGAGATGATGCGCAATCAATTCAACCAGGTGAGTTTAGAGATGTCGATGCTCCAGGTGGTAACTTAAAAGATTCGTTTATGATGTTACCATTTAAAGAGCCTTCTCAAACTTTATTACAATTAATGGGTATTGTTGTCCAAGCCGGACAAAGATTTGCATCAATCGCGGATCTACAAGTTGGCGACGGTAATCAACAAGCAGCTGTTGGTACAACTGTTGCTTTACTTGAAAGAGGCAGTAGAACGATGTCAGCAATACATAAAAGAATTTACTCAGCTCTTAAACAGGAATTCAAATTATTAGCTAGAGTATTCAAGCTATATTTACCACCGGAATATCCGTACGATGTAGTTGGGGGTCAAAGAATGATTAAACAAGCAGACTTTGATGATCGGGTAGATATACTGCCAGTTGCGGACCCTAACATTTTCTCTCAAACTCAGCGTATTTCCCTTGCGCAAACAGAGTTGCAATTGGCAGTCGCAAATCCCCAAATGCATAATATGTATCAAGCTTATAGAGCTATGTATGAAGCATTAGGGGTAAAAGATATTGATCAACTTTTAATTAAACCACCTCAACCTACACCGATTGATCCTGCATTAGAAAATATTATGGCTATGGGAGGAAAACCTTTTCAAGCGTTTCCAGGTCAAGATCATAGAGCGCATATCACTGCTCACTTAAATTTTATGGCTACTAACATGGCAAGAAATAATCCAATGGTGATGGCTGCGTTGGAAAAAAACTGTATGGAACATATTTCTTTAATGGCTCAAGAACAAATTGAATTAGAGTTCAAAGATGAAATTCCACAATTAGCACAGATGCAACAAATGGCTCAACAGAATCCACAAGTACAGATGCAATTGATGATGATGCAACAAAGAATTGAAGCAAGGAAAGCAATTTTAATTGCAGAGATGATGGAAGAATTTATGAACGAAGAAAAGAAAATAACTTCACAATTTGACCATGATCCGATCGCTAAATTAAGATCAAGAGAGTTAGATCTTAGAGCAGCGGATAATTTTAGAAAAAAACAGTACGATGATGAGAGAATTAATCTTGATCGTATGAAAGCGATGATGAACCAACAAACTCAAGACGAGAAATTGGATCAAAATGCAAAATTAGCTAAGTTAAGAGCTGATACCTCAATCGAAAAGACAATTTTGAGTAAATCTATCCCCAATGTGGACAAGATGATCCCAAGTGTTGAGATTGAAAAATACAAAGGAGAAAACAGATGACGCTAAACATAAAAAAAGCGATAAAAAAACCTGGAGCATTGAGAAAATCCCTTGGAATTAAAAAAGGGAAGACAATTCCAGCATCTAAGTTACGAGCAGCAGCTAAGAAACCAGGAAAACTTGGACAAAGAGCTAGATTTGCTGTAACATTAGGTAAATTACGTAAAAAATAAGGAGAAAACATGGCTAAAGTAGATGCAAATAAAGCATTAAACGTCGGTAAAGATGGATACCAAAAAGGTGGCATCAATATCGAAACTCCAAGTCAAAATTTGGAGATAGATCCTAGATCTAAGTTGGATAATTGGAATTTAATTCCAACTGGCGACAAAGTTGAGGTCAAAGGAACTAAAAGAATGCTAAAATCTAAAAGCAAAACTGCAACTTGGTTCTAGTATGTGGTTTAGTGCTGTAAAATTAGCTCTTAACGCTGGGAGTCACATTTATAAAAAGCGTCAAGAGACAAAAATGGCTATGGCTGATGCACAACACATGCATGCAGCTAAGATGGCCCGAGGTGAGGAAGCTTACCAGGGCAAACTTTTAGAGGCTCGGCAAAACGACTACAAGGACGAGGTAGTTTTGGCGATTCTCACACTGCCCATTTTGGTGCTCGCCTATGGGGTATGGTCCGACGATCCGGCGGCCATGGACAAGATAAAAGTGTTCTTTGAGCATTTCCAAGCTCTTCCCAGCTGGTTTACAAATTTATGGATTCTTGTCTGCGCCAGCATTTTTGGTATAAAAGGAACTCAAATATTTAGAAACGGTAAAGGTAAAAAATAATGGCAAAAAGAAGATTAAAAAGCCCTATAAAAACAATTAGCAGTATTCCATCTAGTTTAGGTGACAAAAAAACAAAGGAATATTTAAGAAAACTAAAGAACAAAAGAAAGAAGTAGACATTATCAACCAAACATAATATAAGGAGAAACTATGAGAAACGATTATGGCACAAGATGGACTCCACCTAGATTCAAAGGATCTTCTGCACCTAAAAAGCAAGGAGCTAACGCTCGACTTGATGAATCTTTAGGAATGCGAAGAGGAAAAGAATCTACGAAGTCCCAAAGCTATAAATCTAGACGAGACGAGTCTAGAGCTACAAAAGGAACATAATGCCAGGCAAAGAAATTAAAGGTAGAAGTAAAAGAGCAAACTACCGTTATGGTGGAGATGTTAATAAATATGAAGAACTTGGAAGAGTAGATGCTGAAAAAGCATTTACTAAAAAAGGTAAAAAGAATTTAAAAGCTGAGAAGAAAAGAATCG